TAGAACAAGCAGCCAACTTAGGGGCAAGTGAAGCGACAAGAATAGGCCAACCCAGAAAAGGAAATGTTCAGCCATTTCTTGAGCGGCCTCGTACTACAAGTTCAGTGTTTCAGCAAAAGCTTCAGGTAGAAGTTGATCGGCAAATTAGAGAGACAGGCAAGTTATCTAATGAGATCGTAGAGACTGTTAGCAAGTACAACCAATTACAAACAAGCACAGATAAACTAATCAAGACGCAGGGCAGGCTGAGCACTGAAGTAGTAAAACCAAAGCCCCAGACGAAAGCCGGAGGAGGCACCGGAGGAGGCAATAAAGGTCTCTCGGACCTTGCACTTGGCGTTGGCTTTCCGCTGCTGTTTGGCGGTGGTGCGGGTTCAATTGCTGGTGGCGCGTTAGGTTCTGTTGGCGGGATGGGCGGCCAAGTCCTTGGCAGTGCTATTGGCGCAATCGTTGATCAAGCCGTTGCAAGTGTTGCAGAACTTGGTCAAGCTCTTAACCCGTTCACAGCTGACGTTAAAGCGGTAACAGCAGCTGCTGGTGAAAGTGGTACTGCTTTTGAGCGTTTAGTTAGCGAACTTGAAGAGGTTGCTGGCAAGGAAAAAGCTTTAGAGGTAGCAACAGCTCAGTTAGCGACAATAATAGGTAATAAGGGTGTAGATGCTCTGAAAGAGTTTGGAGATGCAAGTTCTGATCTTTCTAATGAGTTAAGCAAGGCTTTTACTGCATTAGGCGCAGCTTTGGCTCCTGTTCTTGCGGACATCACCAGAGCTACCGCGAATGCAGTTGAAAGAAGCAGGCTTGTAAATAAAGGCACTAATGACCTAAGGGACGATCCAAGAGTCCAGCAAATCAAAGCTGATCTTTCTGCCAGAAAAATTGGAGAGATAGAAGCAGAAGATAAAATCGCAGAGCTTGTAAGACAACTAGAGCTTGAAGAACAAATAAAGATAGCAAAGCAAGCGCAAGCAGACTTACAGGCAAAGATAGACGAAAAAACTTCTAGTTCAATATACCTGACAGAGCAAAAGTTGGTAATAGAGCAAAATGGTGGAGACATTCTTAATGAGCAAGTTCAAACGGCATTGCAAAACATAGACGCAGACAAGATTCGGCTTAAGATCTTGGAAGCGCAAGGAGATCAGCTAAAAATAAATTTAGCCTTTAAACAGGGTCAGCTATTAGCCGCAATTAGAATCGCCAAAATAGAAGCAGCAGAAGAGGCAAAAAGAGCAAAAGATCAACGTGAAGCGGAAGCTGCCACAAGAAAAGCAGCTAGAGAGCAAGAAGCGAGAGACCGAGAGGCAAAGCAACTTCAACAGTCAATCTTCAATGAAGATCTTAAGCAGGTGCAAATACAATCCAAAATTAATCAATTTTACCAAGGCGACATTGAGGCAATACAAACCCAGAAGCAAGAGCTTGAGTTGGTGTTAAATGCCAGAATAGATCAAATAAAGATTACAACCGAAGACTTGACCCTTCAGAACGAAAAAATTCAAACTTTAAAAATGCAAGCTCAATTAGAGCTTGCTAGTTTAGATCGATCTCAAGAGCAACTTCTACTGGCTGAACAAGTCTCTGCTTTATCAGCAGCCGCTGGATTTAACGTTCTTGGTTTAGCAAATGACACAGGTGCGGTTCAGGATAGAGGTATTTACGGGTCAGATACTGGTCCTGTCTCTTTTGAGGAGGGAATTGAGCTTGCTCCTTTAATTGCTTATCAAGTTGAGCTTGACAAGATTCTTGAAAAGTATCCAATGATAGGCGAAGCGGCAAGTGCAGCTGCTGGTCTTATCACGACTGGCTTCGAGTCGATCATTGATGGAACGAAGAGTGCTGAGGAAGTTTTTTCTGATTTCTTGAGAAGTATTGCTGACATGTTGATGAAGACAGCACAGCAGATGATTGCTCAGTACATCGCGATTGCAATTGCCAAGATGTTTGCTGGTATGGGATCCAGTTTCTCTGGAGGCAGTTTCTCTGACTTCAACGGAGTAGGCGGCAACCCGTTTACTACTCCTTCGAGCATATCGCCGTTTGCAGGATTTCCTACATTTGCTGACGGAGGCAGGCCACCAGTCGGTAGACCTTCAATTATCGGAGAGCGCGGACCAGAACTCTTCGTACCAGGTGCTTCTGGAACGATTATTCCAAATCACGCAATGGGCGGGACTAATGTGGTGGTTAATGTTGACGCTTCGGGCTCTAGCGCCCAAGGTGATGGACAGCAGGCCAAAAAACTTGGCTCTGTGATTGGAGCAGCTGTTCAGGCTGAGCTAGTCAAGCAAAAACGACCTGGAGGGCTTCTCGCGGCATAAATGGCAACGTTTCCGTCAATTACCCCAACTTACGGCGCTTCAAAAAGCAGTGCTCCCAAAGTGCGCATTGCTCAATTTGGCGATGGTTATAGCCAGCGCACGACATTTGGACTTAATCAAAACCCAAAAACTTGGCAACTGTCTTGGGAGGTGTCGGAAACTGATGCTGACACTATCGAAGCGTTTTTGGATGCTCGCGGTGGGGTTGAAAAGTTTCAATGGACCCCATTGGCCGAATCAACTGAATACAACTGGATTTGCACTGAATGGAGCAAATCAATTCCGTATTTGAACCGTGCCACAATCACAGCCACATTTGAGCAGGTGTTTGAGGCATGACCACTCCTCAGTCAATTCAAGAACAGCTTCAATCGCTTGAGCCGTCAGCAATTATTGAATTGTTCCAGTTGCAGCTAACTCAAGCTGTAAACGGCGTAGATACCACGTTTTATTATCATGCTGGAACGAATGAGCTTTCAAGCGATATTGTTTTTGCAGGTATAACTTACGCGGCTACCCCGATTGAAGTTGATGGTTTTGAAGTAACAAGTAAAGGCACGCTGCCTAGGCCATCAATGCGGGTGGCTAATGCCAACAGCGGGATTTCGGCTTTGTTGCTGTTGTACAACCCCCTGCAAGCAAAAGTGACAAGGATCAGGACATGCAAAAAATTCCTTGATGTGTCAAATTTTTCTGGCGGCAACCCAACAGCAGACAGTACGGCAAAGTTTGAGGACGAAGTTTGGTATATCGACAGGGTTGCCAATGAAAACCCGCAGTTGGTTGAGTTTGAGCTAACCAGCAAATTAGACCTGACTAACCTTGGGCTGCCACGGCGACAAGTGCTGGAGCACTGCCCCTGGAAATATCGAGGAGTCGAATGCGGCTACAACGGAACTAGTTTTTTTGATTTAAACGATTTGCCGACGAATGCTGCCGGAGACGTATGCGCTAAAAAGTACAGCAGTTGTGCGCTTAGATTCCCTAGTGGATTGTTGCCGTTCGGAGGTTTCCCTGGAGCGAGATTGCAGATTTGAGGCTGAAAAGCACGCATTAGTCCAAGCGCCAAAAGAAGCCTGTGGTCTTATCGTGAATGGTGAATACTGGCCTTGCCGAAATATTGCCGACGATCCTGAGCTTGATTTTGTGATCAATCCTATTGATTATGCAAGAGCAGCTTTGTCAGGCAAGATTGAAGCTGTTGTCCATTCTCATCCAATGGGAGGCCCAGCCAGTCCGGCGGACCTTCGAGCTTGTCAGGGCACGGGGCTTAAATGGCATATTTACTCGATACCGGAGGCAGAATGGTCAACTATCAAGCCCTGTTAGGGAAACAGTGGAAATATGGCGTAAACGATTGTTTTTCTTTGGTGCGGGAGTATTTTAAGTTGCAAGGCATTGATCTGCCAGATTTTAAGAGACCTGCTGATTTAGAGATTTGTGAAAGCATCTTTTTGCAGCAAGCCAAAGCGTGTGGTTTTGTTGAGGTTGAATTTGCAATGCGAAAGCCCGGTGACGTGCTGATCATGCGGCTAGGCACAGCCACTCCAATGCACGCGGCAATATTGCTGGAGAACGAACAAATCCTTCATCAGCGTCAAGATTCGTTAAGTACAGTCGAGGGGTTGACGGCTTATCATGTGAAGAAGGTCGCGGCGGTTTTTCGATATGATGCAGACCGTCAGGTTGCTGGGTGATCTAGCTGATCGCTATGGCGAAGAGCACGAGTATTACAACCTCCGCACGCCCGCGGAAGCCATCAAGCTGTTGTGCATTAATAAGCCTGAGCTGCAAGAGGAATTGATCCATGCACATGAACACGGGATTGGTTACCGGTTGATTCAGGCTGGCGTCGATCTTGACTATGACGATTTGACGCTGCCTGTCGGAAGCAATGATTTGATATTGGTGCCAGTTGTTGCAGGCAGTGGCGGTAGTGGAATTGGCAGGATCTTGGTTGGGGTGGTGCTGGTTGCGGCTGCTTTCTTTACGGGAGGAGCGACTATCGGCCTACTGGGGTTAGCGGCTCCACTCGCGGTTTCAAGTGTGCTTGGGACGATTGGCGCCAGCTTGATCCTTGGCGGGGTTTCTCAGTTGCTCTCGCCACAGCCTCAACTTTCACCGTTGGGTGGCAATCGGTTTGAAAGCGCAGAAGCAACGAGCACTGACGGACCTCAATCAATCGTTCGAGGTTCAGATGGTCGGCAGTCTTATGCATATACAGGCGCTGCAAACACAGTAGGGGTTGGAGCAACAATCCCGGTTGCCTATGGCGAGGTGTTGATTGGTAGCAACTTGCTGTCAGCAACGGTCGATGTTGCTGACGAATCAGATCCATTAAAAGCAGCGGTAAAAACACCGGGAACCAATACGGTGCTTTTTGGAGGCGAAAAATTAACCTTTGCATATAGTAAGTCTTCTGGAGTATTAGCCAAAAGAGCAAACGCTGGTGAGCCTTTCCCTGGAGGTTCGGGCAAAAGATTTAACACTCTCAATCAGGGAATAGATCTTTTCAGAGGGAACAATCGACCTTTAGGCCAGATAAACAAGGAGCGATCAGAGTGCGCTGTTGTTTTAGAAATACAAAATGGTTTGTATGATTTTGCAAGTGGCCCTGGGTCCACATTGGTTGATGGATTTGTGACTTATAAATTAATCACAGAGACTAGAGTTAGCGGGCCAGACCCCAAAACAGGCACGTCTCAAGCGACAATACAGGGGTTGCTTCTGCCGGGGCAAGTTTACAGATGGATTCATCGCTTTGAAAACCAAAAAATAGAAAATGACAATAGAGGGATTAAGATAAACATTGAAATCGTTGATTTTGCCGCTGCGCCAGGTCGCGGCATTGGACTTATCGTTCGTTCTGCTGGTTTTACGTAAATTAAATGGCTCTCAACTCAACCTCCGCAATTCAAATTGTTGACCTCCTTTGCGAAGGCCCGATCGCAGGAATCGTAGGAGGAAGAGCTGGGATCTTTCTTGACGAAACTCCAAGCGATTCATTTTCAGTTGTAGACGTTTCACCTGATTTTAGGTACGGTGGCAGGACTCAAAGCCAATTGGGGCAGGGCAGAAATGGCACGTCAAGCATTACTGATGTCGGAATTGAAATCGGTGAAAATTACAGCGAGACCCTGAGCGTAAATAACGAGGTTGTTGGCCGTAACTACGGAGCAGGTCAAGCGATACGTCAGGTTACCGATACGGACGCAGAATTTATAGAGTTATTGCTTTCAGTCCCGCGTTTGTTCTCTTCAGCTCAAGAGGGCTTGGCGAAAGGGCAACTTTTTAATGGATCAATTCGTGTTGTTGTTGATATTCAGGCTCAAGGCACTGGCTACGTCGCACAATATGACCGGACGCTTACAGGCGTATCAACGTCTGATTACCAAATCAAAACGCCTCGTTTGCCTCTATTTGGCATTGGCCCTTGGAACGTAAGGGTCAGGAAGATTAATTTAGGTGAAAATCATTTTGAAGTAAAGTTTTTTAATTTTAGGGACGTTCCGCAAAATATTCCCTTAGCAAGCAGTCGAGGCAATCAGCTGTTTTGGACAAGTTTAATTGAAGGCCAATCCCTTCGCTCTGCTTATCCATTTTGCGCAGTTGCTGGCCTTTCCCTATCTACGAGGCAATTTAGTGGCTTGCCTACGAGAGCTTACAAAATTCGGGGGCGCATCGTTCAAATACCATTGAATGCCGTTGTAAGGAATGACGGGAGCCTAAGTTTTGTCGGGGCCTTTAACGGTCAGCTTAAATCGGCATGGACGACGTGCCCCGTGTGTTGCTGGTACGACATGGCGACCAATGGCAGATATGGTAGTGGCGATTTTATTAACGCAGCAAATTTAAGCTGGGTCGATCTTTACCCATTAGCTCAATATGCCAATCAGCTGGTGACAAACCCAGACAACAGCCAAGAGCCGCGTTTTGCTTGCAACACCGTAATTGGCAACAGAGCCGAAGCTTTCAACGTGTTGCAAGATTTGGCAAGCGTATTTCGCGGAATGCTTTTTTGGCAAGCAAATACGATCCAGGCGGCTGCTGATCACGGCAATCTGAATGGAACGGCAATCGCCCCCGTTCACCTTTACACAAATAGCAACGTTATTGATGGAGCGTTTAGTTACTCGGGCACTTCACTTAAAACACGCAGCACTAGTATTAGAGTTAGGTATAACGATCCACAAAACTTCTATAAATCTAACTTTGTTGTTGTTGAAGATGCAACACTGATTAGCAAGTATGGATACCAGATAAAAGAAATCGTTGCCATTGGCGCAACGTCTAAATTTCAAGCCCAACGTTTAGGCCGTTGGATGCTGGCATCTGAGGAAATTGATGGAGAAGTCGTAAGTTTTACCACTGGCCTGCAAGGAGCAGTCGTATTGCCGGGCCAAGTGTTTGCTGTAGCAGACGAGATGCGTCAAGGCGTAAGACTTGCGGGACGTGTCAGTAGCGCAACAACTAGCTCGATCACTACAGATCAGACAATTGCTTTACCCGCTGGGTCTAGTCATACGCTCACATGCACGATGCCTGATGGAGCGGTTGAAACCAGATCAATCGCTAGTACAGCTGGAGCGGTAATTAATACGTCGTCATTTAGCAATGCTCCGTTAGAGCAATCAATTTGGTCAATTGCTTCCTCTAGCGTCCAACAGCAAAAATTCAAATGCTTATCTGTTGCTGACAACGGCGAAGGTCAGTATTCAATCACAGCGGTTGAGCATAATGACAGCATCTATCAAACGGCAGACACTGGGACAGATCTAGTTTTCCAGGATGTGACGCTTTTTAATGATGCGCCTGCTAACCCTATAAATTTAACGATAGAAACGCGACAGATTGTAAACGGGCAAACGACATCGAACAGAACACTTGTGTCATGGAGTCGTGGACAAGATGGAGTCACTTTTGGTTTTGAATTGCGTTACAAGATTGCTGGCGGCAATTATCAAATCATTCAAACTTCCGATACCAGTTTTGAAATTGATAATTTAGACCCAGGCCGATTGCTAACAGTTCAGGTTAGATCAATTGGCGCACCCCCTGTTAATAGAAAATCAGCATGGGTTACAGCGACTGGTGTGATCTCAGCTCCTGACGTTGATCCCGATAATCCTGGCACAGTTGCAAGACCAACCTCTCCGATTAATGTCACTATTCAAGCCACTGAAGGCGATCAAGTCGTCTTTAGGTGGGAAATCCCTCAGTCAGTTAGTGCAACATCTCGCGCCAACCTTTTAGCAGTAATTCGACACTCAACACAACTTGATGGATCGGGTGAATGGTCAAACAGCACGCTTTTGAGAATAGTCAAGGCCGAAACTAATTCGGTTGTTATGCCGTTGATGGAAGGCGAATATCTTATCAAGTTTCAGGACGAAAGCGGGCAGCGGAGCATAAAGGCAGTTAGCGCAACAATTGATTTGCCGGATCGGTTGCCGCGTTTGAATATCGACGTAAGAAGAGAAGACGCAGACTCGCCGCCGTTCCAAGGTGAAAAAGTAGGAGTTTTCTACAGTTCTGTTTATGACGGTCTTATCATGGACGGAGACGACAGGATCGACGCTAAGCCTGACTTTGACGCAATCCCAATATTTGATTTCTTTGGGGAGAGGCTTGCTGCTGGCGAATATTTTTTCCGTAATGTCTTGGACTTTGGTGGTGTTTTCAATGCCGTTTTCACTCGTACACTGACAAGTCGCGGCTTGTATCCAGAGCAAGGAATTGACACTCGCACTGAGCTGATTGACAGATGGTCAGATTTTGACGGGGAAATTCCAGATGATACAAATGCGGCTATCTATTTCAGAACTAGCAACCAGGCTACAACTGAGGAGTTTTTCTTGCTAGAGGACCTTGATTTTCTTTTGCTGGAAAGTGGCGACAAAATTGAGATGGAATCAAACATAAATTTTGGCCCGTGGTTCCCAATGGAAGCAGGGAGGCACACTGGCAGGCAGTTCCAGTTCAAGGCCGAGATGATGACGATGCACCCAGATCAAACGCCGTTAATTGATCGCCTGGGTTACACGATGCAGCTTGAGTCTCGAACTGAGAGTAGTGCAACCATAGCTTCTGACGGTGGACTGAAAGCAGTAGTTTTTGACAATGCTTTTTACCAAGAGCCAAGCCTCGGAATAATTGCGTTCAATCTGGCGTCTGGGGACTATTATGAAATCACAGCAGCTTCTAGGTCTGGTTTCACTATTGCGTTCAAGGACGGCTCTGACGCCTTAATTGATCGGAGTTTCCAGTACCAAGCAGCGGGTTACGGCACTGAGCAGTCTTAAAAATGAGCCCACAGCACGACGGTGTAATTGCTAACGCTTCAGGCGCAGCGGTTAGGCAAGATCTGAACAATGCCTTGCAGGCTCTGCTCTCAAACAGTTCTGGCGCAACAGCTCCAGCTACCACGTATGCCTTTCAGTTTTGGGCGGATACAACCGCAGGACAGCTGAAGCAAAGAAATTCAGCAAACGATGCGTGGATCGTTGTAGCCGAGTTGGACGGCATTGAGGAGAACCTTGTTCTTAGGAACAAAACC